CGTGGGTATCTGTATTCATGCGCTATCCTTTCTTGCCGCCACAAACGCGGTCAAACCCTGCACCGCCGCCGCGCCGTTGCCCAAACTTTCCGCCGCCGCATCCAGCGCGGCAACGCCCGCGCTAAACCAGCCGCCCACGCTGCCGCTCTCTATCCCTGCGCGAAACTCGCCCACCGCGCTGCCCATCTGCTGCGCCGCCTGCGCCGCTTGGGCGGCAAACTGCGCCGCGCCCGCCAAATCGCCAAAGCTCTGCACGATTTCAGGCAGCCCGTTTAAATGGTCAAGCGCGCCGCCCGCCACGCCCAATACATCGCCCACCAAATTCAGCACGCCTGCGGGGTCGTTTTTAATCTCCCGCGCCGCCTGAATCAGGTTTTGCATCGCGCCGATGTCGTTTTCCACCGCGTGGTAGATTTTGACCGCCGTGCCGATTTTTTCCGCAATGGGATTCAGCGCGTTTTGCATACTTTCAGGCAGCATTGCCAGCAGCGGGTTTTGTTCGCCCGCAACCACCGCAGGCGCAGGCAGCGGATTGTTCGGGTCGCCGACAAATTCTTTTAGTTCTACGTCTATTTCCCGCGCGGCGGTACGTCCGTTTTTATCCATCTGCAAGGTGCGCGCCGTAAGCCGCTCAATCACAAACCAGCCGACAAACCGCCCCGTGCCATACACCAAACTCACCGCCTGCTGCGCTTCTTTGGCGGCAATCAGCCCGTGATACGCCGCGTCCACATCGCCCAGCTTCCAATGCAGTTTTAGGCTAAACCGCAGCTCGGTGAGCGCATTGCCCATCGCTTGCAAACGCGCCCGCCCCGCCAACACATCATGCTGGGCAAATTGCGCCGCGTGGGTTTCCTCCAAGCTGGCAAAGCTGCCCAGCAGCTCAAACGCCACATCGCCCAATTGCGCAAACATCAATACGCCCTCCGCTCGCGCTCCGCCATCATGCGGCGGAACAGTTGTTCAAATTCGCGCAGCCCCATTTGCAACGCCGTTTCAATTTCCTGCCGATTGCCGCCGCCTGATGTGTTAATCGTCGGGGCAAAATGCACCACCACGCCGCCGCTGCTCGCGCCCTGTTGCTGCGCCTGCTGCTCACTGCGCGCTTGGCGCAAGCCGTCCGCGCCTGCCGACAAACGCGCCGACAAATCGCTGCGAAAGCCGCCCATACGCTCGGCAAAACGGTTTTTCAGGCTGCCTGCCAACTGCGCCACACGGCTCACAGGCAGCGATGCGCCTTGGTTTACGCCAATGGCTAAACCCTCCGTAATGTAGCCGCCGTAAGCACGGAACACACGGCTGGGCGAGTGGATGTCCATGCCCTTGCTGCCGGTAAACGCGCCTTTGATTTTTGCCGCAAAGCCTTGAATGGTGGCGACGGCTTCGCCCATTTTGGCTTTGATGCCGTTGATTAAGCCGTCTATCATCATGCGCCCAAAGTTGGCAAACTGGGCAGGCAAGCCCGCCAGCCACGACCAAACCGCCGTAAAGGCAGCCTGAAAGGCGGTAACGGGCGAGAACGATGTAATCAGATTTAAAAGCGTGTTTAATGCCGTGCCAAACAGGGCTTTAACCGTTGTCCACATATTGCCGAAAAAGGCGGCGATGCTATTGGCAATGCTGCCCACAAGGTTGCACAAATCCTGCCACAGCAATTTCGCCCCACCGACCACGCCGTCCCAGCGCGTGTAGAGTAGATAAGCGGCGGTTGCCAGCAGCGCAAGCGCAATGCCGATGGGGTTTGCCAGCAAAAATGCGCCCAAGCGGGCAAAGCCCTGCATCAAAATGGGTATATAGCTGCCCAGCGTAGCAAAGCCGCGCAGCACCCAGCCCAAGCCCGAGCCGAGCAGGCGCAGGCTGCCTGAAACTGCGCCGCCGATGCGGGAGAATGCCGATAAAACCATGCGGGCACTTCTTGCCGACAAGCCCAGCAAACGAAACGCAGCAATGCCACGTCTAAAGCGCAGCAACTGTATTGCGCCGCGCACCCGCAGCAAAGCCGCGTTAAACGACAAAATTTTGCCTACCGTGCCAAACAGCAGGCTGCCAAGCAGGCTAAAACCATAGCGAACAACCAGACTGCCCGCCTTAAAGCCCGCAAACGCAGCAATGGCTAGGTAAACATTTTTAATCAGATTAGGGTGCGCTTGCGAAAAGCGGATAAACTGCTCCACCATCGGCTTTAAGCTGTTCAACAAATCATTCACCGCAGGCAGCATTACCGAGCCGATGCTGATGGCTAAATGTGCCATCTGGTTTTTAAACAGCTGCCAGTTGTTTGCCGTGGTTGCACTGCGGGCGGCGAACTCTTTATCCATACTGCCTTCAAAGGCAGGTTTGCCGTCCTTGCCTGTGTCTTTGAGCGCGTTGATGGATTTCTGATAAGTCTCAATACTGCCCGCTAGCACGGCTACATCGTCGGCGTATTCCAAGCCAAACAAATCTACCAGCGTGCCCATTTGGTCGGCTTTGGGCAGTTTGTTGAGCTGTTTCAAAAAATCCAACAAGGCTTGCTCACCGTTTTGCGCGATGTTCTTTTTTAGCTCCTGCGCCGATGTGCCCATTGCCTTTAAGGCAGCCTGAAACTTCGCGCCCTGCTTATCCGCCGTTTGCAGCTTGGTCAGCATGCCATTGATGGCTGTGCCTGCCACTTCGGGCGGTTTGCCCAAGCTGATAAACGCATTCGCCAGCGAAGCCGTTTGCAATTCGGTTAAACCAAACTGCTTCGCCACGCCGCCCACGCGCCCCATTGCAGTGACAATATCGCTGGCTTTGGCGGGGCTGCTGTTGGATAGATGGTTGATGGCATCGCCCAACTTGCCGATTTGGGCAATCGGAATTTGATAGACATTCGCCAGCTTCGCCATGCTGTCGCCCGCTGCATCCGCCGACATATCAAACGCCACCGACATCTTGGCAACGGTTTCGGTAAAGCCTTTAATATCTTGCCGCGCAATGCCTAGCTGCCCGCCGCTAGCGGCAATAGCCGCCAATTCTTTGCCCGCCATCGGGATTCTGTGCGTCATATCCAGCAAATCTTGCTGCATCTGTTGAAATTGCTGCGGCGTATCAAAATCCACCACCTTACGCACATCTGCCATGCTGCTTTCAAAGTCCATCGCCACCTTGATGGGCAGCAAAGTTGCGCCCACCCCCGCTATCACGCTCATGGCTTCGCTGCGTAGCTTTTCACGCGCGTCTCGCCCCAACTCCAAACGTGTTTGAATGGCTTGCCATTGTGTATGACGGCGGTTCATGCGGTTTAAGGTTTGTCCCAGCTCGGCTTGTTGCCGTTGCAAACGCGCCAAATCCGCGCTGCCCGATGCGCTGGCGCGGCGAATGGCTCGCCCCAACACGTCATACTGGCGTTGCAAAATAGACACGCTGCTGGCTAAATTGCGCGTACCACCCAGCACCGAGCCAATAGCCGCCAATGTGCCGCCTAATACCGCGCCAATCTTGATGGCTATTGATAATTCTGCCGCCATGCTTTATCCTTATGAAACCGAATAATTTTTTAAAGAAAGAAACAAAATGCTTGCTCTGATTGGTGTACTTGCTTTTGCCTTTGGCGCGCTGGCGGTGGTGGCAGTTGCCATAGGCGCAGCATGGGGTGGCTACTATGTGCTACGCGATGCAGCAGGGCTATTCAAAGAAGCTGCGCTGCTTATCCGCCACATGGCTCAAAAACACTAACCCTTCCGATACCGCTCCTTAATTTGCCGATTGGCTTCGTCTAGCCAGTCGGCAAATTCGTTGATGGGCAGCTCGTAAATTTCCTGCACGCTCCACCCAAACCACCACGCCACATCGGCGCAGGCGGAAAGCAGCGTAGCGTTAAGCGTCTGCTGCGGTTTCAGGCTGCCCTTCGTCTTCGGCGCGAAAGGTGGCTTGAATGCGCTCCAAATCTTTTAAATCCAGCATATCCAAATCTTCGGGTACTAGCCCCGTAATCTGCGACACCAACGCCAAGCCCTGTTCGGCTTCACTGGCAATGTGCACCACTGCACGCAAATCGCCCACACGCGGGCGGCGCACAGTTACTTTTTCCAGCACCTGCCCCGTTGCCAAGCGCACGGGGTAGGCAAGTTCAATCGTGGTTTCGCCGTTGAGGGCTTGGGTGAGTTGTTTTGCGGTTGTTGCCATGATGGTTTCCTTGTCTTAAAGGGGTTAAAAACAGGATAAATTATCGTTTCAGGCTGCCTCAACGGCTTTTAACGCGCATTAAAAAAACCAATCTCTCCTTGTTGGAAAGATTGGTTTTGCTATTTCAAGCAGCCTTTCGCCTTGCGCTGCGGCATACCCCTTTATACCCAAATCAAAGATTTGGACAAAGGGGCAACTACGCGCCGATGTTTTTGCGGAACTGTCTTAACGCATCCACCCCGCCCACGCGGTACATATTGGTAAAGGCGTTGTAGTACAGGCTCTCGCGCCCATCAATCACCATGCAAATTTCATGCGCCTGAAAGGTGGTGGGATGCTCGGATTTTTCCTTGGGCTTAAACGTGCCGATGGCGTTTTTGCTGAACATCACGGTGGTGGTTACCACCACCGGCACTTCGGTTTTGAGACCCTGCGCGTTAAAGGTTTGCAGGTTGCCGCGCACCATCAGCGTGGCGGCTTTAAACGGGTGGTAGGCTTTTTCGGCAACAGCGGGATAGATGCTGTTCCAAGTAATCTCGCCTTCCAAGGCTTCCACGCCGCTGGGCAGCTTGATGGTGCCGATCATGCCCAAGCCTTTGTGCTCGTCTTGGCTGATTTCTATCTCGGGCATTTTAAACTCGGCAGCCTGCCCCATCAGGTTGTTGCCGTTGAGATAGACATTGGCGTTGTAGATGACGTTGATTTCGCTCATGTTGATTTCCTTTTAGTGATTGGCGGATTAGCTGCTGGACACCAAGTTCGCCAAGTATTTGCGCGTCATCACGCTGGTATTGGTGGCGCGCTCCATCGGCAGCTTGGGCGTGTATTCGTACACAATCGGCACTTGCCCTTTGGAGAACGCGTCCACAAGGTCATAGTCGTAATCCAAGTTTACGGTAAAGCCAACAATGGATTGCAGCGTGCCAAAATAGGTGCGGTAGCCCGCCAACAGCGTATCCAGCAGGGCTTCGTCTATCGGCAAGTCCATGTATTGCAGGTCGAAGCGGCGCAGGCTCTCGTCGATCACATCGCCTGTGCGCTGCGCGGTTTCAAAGTTTTTGATGTGCGACACGGTCGGGAAGCACGCCAAGCGGTTGCCCCACAGGCGGTAGCCCGTGCCGTAGCTGTTGAACACGGTGGTGATGCCTTTTTCATTCAGGCGGTTGGTTTCCGATTGCGGGTCGTCCACGCGAGCGGTCAAGCCGATTTCCAAGCCTGTTACGCCTGAAAGCTCGCGGTTGGAAATACTGAACCAGTAGCCGTGTTCTACATCGGTTTTCATGCGCAGCCCTGCGGCATGGGTGGCAAGGCTCTCCACGCCCAGCAGCCCGACCACGTGCGGAAAGAACAACTGCACGCGGTCGCTGGATGTGTTGAAGTTGATGCTGCCCAAGTTGCCGCGCCCTGTAATCGCTTGACTGAGTGTGGTGCCGCGCGGCGCGTCTAGGTAGGCGATGGCGTTTAGGTTGTCCGCCAGCGTGATGAGCGCGGCAGCGCAGGTGGCGGTGTGGTCAAACTCGGGCGCGATGATGATTTTGGCATCTGCGCCAAAGCGGTTAAAGCCTTCTTTCACCAGCTCCATGCCCGTGCGCTTGCCCGTTGCCGCCACATAGCCGCCGATGATGTCGGCTTCGGTTACTTTGGCAGGGTCGGTGTAGCTGTAATCGGCGGTGGGCGTGGTGGGCAGGGTTTTGAATTGGATTTCGCCAGTAATCAAATCGTTTACCACATAATCGCGCCCTTCCACCAACGCGCCGCCGTTGCCGTTGAGCGTGTAGCTGCCCGCTTGGATTGCGCCGTGCGCGGTGCGGGCGATTAGGGTGTCGGGGTCTATGGTTAGGGCTTCGCCCGCCACGCTGGATTTGTGTTTGGCAGGGTCGCACACGTTGACCACATAGGCGATGCCCGATTGGTAGCGCGTCCAAATATGGGCGGCATCGGGGATGGTAAAGCCCCTGCCTGTAAGCGTGCCAAACTTGGCAAAGTCTTTGGCGGTTTGGCACAGGGTCAGTTCGTTGACCGCACCCGTGGGAGCGGTGCCGATGATGGCGGTAATCGCGCCGTCAACGGTGTAAACGGGGGATGAGCCGCCGTCAATGCGGATGGTTTCTGAACCGTGGTGGAATGCTGCTGCCATGTGGTGTCTCCTATGGCTGTTTGGGTTTTAACTGGGGGTCAAGCGGCGCGCCGCGCTGGCGGTGCAGCGTGCGCACAAGGGTGGTCAGGTTTTCAGGCTGCCTGTGCTCTACCTGCTGGGTTTCGGTCTGCACCGTGAGCGCGTATTGCCATGCGCCTGCGGTCTCGCTTAAAAACTGCTCGCGGATTAAATGGCAGGGCAGGCAGTTGGGCGGAGCAAAGCCGACCACGGCAAGGCGCACCGCATCCAAAATCGCCAACGCGCCGCTTTCGCCGTGCAGGCTTGCGCCAATCACGGTTAATTGCAGCGTGATGTCGCGCTGCTGGGCGATATGCCCCAAGCCTTCAATCCGCGTGAACTGGCTGCTCTGATACGCCACCAGCACCGCGCCTGTGGGGTGGATAAACTGGTAATCCTCGGGGCGTTCGGGGAACTCGTCCACCTGCACCCACGGAATCGCCTGCTGCACATGGTCGCGCAGCGCGTCAATAATCGGCTGGGTGGCAGACATCAGTAGCCGCTCCAATCGTGCTTTGCCGCCGCGCGGACGTGATACGCGCCGCGCTCGGGCTGGCGGGGTTTGTTGTCGGTATCTATGCCGATGTGGATTTTGCCGTCGCGGATTTGTTCCAGCGTTTTGAGCGTAGCCTGATACGCGGTTTCCAGCGTTTTGGGGAAATCGGCGCGGTTAATCCGCCGCGAATGCAAAAAGTGGCGCGCGATGTTGATGCACAAGGGTGGCAGAATGGTCGGCGTTGTTGCCAACGGCAGCGGATAACGCCCGCTCAAATAGCCATCCACCAAATCGCAGGCGTAGCCAATCGCCGTTTGCACGATTTCCGCATTCGGCTCGGTGGCGCGTGGCTCATCGTTGGTAAGCTGTACCAGCTCGGTTTTGCTCATGGCGCGGGCTAAATCATCGGCGTTGATATACATGGCGCGTTACTCGGCTTTGTCGCCCTTGCCGCGTTTGGGTTTCTCGGTCGGCTCGGTGGCGGTTTCAGGCTGCGTGGCAGGCGGCTCGCTGTCTGCGGGTTCGCTTGCCGTTTGTGCGGTTTCAGGCTGCCCTGTTGGCGTGATTTCCGTTTCAGGCTGCCCTGTTGTTTCGGGCGTGCCAGCAGGCGTAACGTGCGCTGCGACTTGCGCGTATTGCTCGTCTGTCAATTCCACCACTTCGCCGCGCTCCACGCAGTAATCCGTGCCGTCATCGGCAGTCAAAATCAGCGGGGTGTTGGCAAGATAAAATTTCGTCATGGCTTAACCTTTCAACAATACGGCAATCACATCGCCCGCCGCAGCGGCAGCAGTTACGGCATAGCCTGCGGCTTGGGTCTCGCCCGCCACCGCGCAGCCGTTGGCATCGGACGCAACTTTCGCGCCTGCGGCAACCGCGCCGCCCGCTTCCACCAACACAATGCCCACGCATTCCACGCCCATCGTGTCGCCCTTGTCGGCATCGCGCGGCGATACGCCCAGCACAGGCGCGGCGGCTTTGGCTTGCTTGCCGTCAAAGCCGATAAAACGGTTCGCCACAATCGGCGCAGCGGCTTGGGTGGTGGTTACCAGTACCACTTTTTTTGTTGGGGTCATCTTTTCTTTCCCTTTCTTTCAGGCTGCCTAAACCATTTCAGGCAGCCTGAAAACATCAATCAAATGCTTAAACAGCCTTATCAAACAAGACCCCGCACGCGCCGCCGACAGCCGC